CGCCACCACCACCACCGCCACCTGATCCACCAATGCCACCTATGGTTGAGGCAACTGGTGCACCGGGGCCTGCCCAGGTACCACCACCACCGCCACCACCAAATTGAATATTTCCTAGGGTACCGCCTGTGATGTAAGTATTGCCACCCTGGAATCCTACGGTGGTATTATTTATTGCGCCTGTGCCTGTACCACCTTGACCAACCACAATGGTATATGCAGTACCACTATTAAATGTTAATGATCCTGTTTGGAATCCACCAGCTCCTGCTCCACCACCAAATGGTCCACCACCACCACCACCGCCACCTACACCTAGATAATATACGGTATATGAGGAAGCTGCTCTGAATGGAATGCCATAACTGGTTAGTCGACCAATGCTTCTAACAAAAGCATTACTGCTGATATTAGCTGTGGTGAGATATTTGATACTCATTAATAGACCTCTGATCCCCAAAGTGCTATTGAGACATTTGAGCTTGCGGTAACAGTATTGGCCACAATGGTATCACCTGCAGCCAGGGTTATACCCAGTGTCAACAGCAATGTATCTTGTGCGGCAATGGTCTGATTGCGTGTAAAGTAATGTAGATTGGCCAATGTTGATCCACTTGGCACAGCGGCTAGGCTTAGTACATTGGGTACACTGGTCAAATTACAAATACTTGCTGTACTGATTACTGCGCTGTTACCTGCAGGAACAGTATACACAGTGGTATTACTGTTCAATGTGGGTGTTGATTGTGCTAAAACTTTATAAACTGTTGGCATTTCTTTTTCCTTTTACATTCCTGCTAACAAAAACGGGTTGAATACATTGGGTGTTGCGGCTGTTGTATTTAAGAAAGCCGCTACCTGTGTGTTACCATATGTGCCACCACCACCAGAACTATATGCTGTACCATTGGCCCAGAACACTCCATTGGTAGTTATGACATTTCCTAGGTTGGCAGTGATTGCTGTGGCACCTGAAGTTAGATATTGTCCAACTTGTAGATTACCATAATTTCCTGAATATACAGCTCCGTTACCTAACCAGTAAATTCCGTCGGCTGTGAATATACTGCCATTGGATGTGATATTGCCAGCATAACTGATATTGCCTGTGTAGGCTACATTGCTAATTGCAAATTCTGGATTTGTCTGTTCAATAGTAACACTAGTGTATCCAGCAGTATCACTAATCACATCAGCAATTTGTGAACCATAACTAAATCCTTGGAGTTTGTAAGTTGCTGATCCAGAAGTAGTTATAAAAGATATACCTGTGCCAGTTACTTGTACAGTTGCATTAAATGTAGGTGGACTGCCCGAACTTTGATCAGTTGCCGCTAAAAGATTTATTGCAGAATTTGCAACAATATTGTTGCTATTATCGGCAAGTAGACAATATACACCATTACTAAAACTGCTAGATCCCGATGCTATAGTTTTTGCTTGAGCACGAACTACATAAGTTATTTTCCATACGCCGGCGCTAGGTAATGTAAATGATAATATATCGGCATTTGCACTAAGAGATACAGTACCATTTAATACCACAGTATTTGCAAACGCATTGACTTGACCAAACACAATTGGATCGCCAGTGTTACTGTAAAGATTTCCTGTGACAGTAATATTGTTGGCACTGATGTTTCCGCCGTATACAGGCAAGAATGCTGCCACATTGGCATTACTGTATGTTCCTGCTCCGCCGGTGCTAAATGTTGCATTGGCGTAGGTTTGAAATGCACCCAAATTGGCATTGATATTATTGATACTGATTGCTTGCACAGCTGCATTGGCATTCAAATTGCTGATGGTTGGATCAGTGTTGGTGGCTAGGTATGCGGCAACCTGTGTGTTGCCATATGAGGACACTATGCCAGTAAGTTGGCTACCATTACCAATAAAGAATGCACCTGCATTGGCAGTGATGTTGCCTGAGCTTTGAATTGTGGTGAATATGGCTGAGGTAGGTGTGGCATTACCAATCACAACATTGTTCATAAAGCCCACACCAGGAGTATTAATATCCAAGTGTCCTGTTGGCTTGATATTTACTGATCCTGTGCCTGTTGGACTGATGCTGACTTGTGCATTGGCAGGGTTGATATTGATGGCTACATCAACGCTTATATTGTTGCCACCACCGCCACCCCATTCAAGTTGGGGTGTTCCGCCTGCGTTTCTTAATTGTCCGCCAGCAGAGTTAGCGGCATCAAAATGTGGGCCAACAAACTTGTTTGTGGCAGTTGAATTATAAACACTAGTATTGCCACCTGTGATTTGTGCATTGGCTGTGCTAAAGTTTGGAACAACAATGGTTCCGCCAATCTGACCTGAGTAGGTAGGCAAGTAAGCAGCCACATTGGCATTGCTGTAAGTTGATACAGTAAATGTTGCATTGGCATAGGTTTCAAATGCACCAAGATTAGCATTGATTGTGTTAATCTCTGTGGCTTGTGTTGCGGCATTGCTAAACAAGGTAGTGATGTTGGTTGTAGCTGTGCCTAAATTGGCATTGGTAGCAATTTGATATGCACCAACATTGGCATCCAAGACTTGTAATGCAGTTTTAGTTGCAAATGTTGCATTGGCATAGGTTTGTGATCCACCAATGTTGGCCTGTATACCTGTGATGGTTGGATCTGTTGGAATATACGCTGCCACATTTACATTGCTATAATTACTAGTGCCAAATGTTGCATTGGCATAGGTTTCAAATGCACCAAGATTAGCATTTAAGTTATTAATGCCAATTGCTTGTGTTGCGGCATTGGCAAATAATGTTGTAATGTTGGTTGTTGCTGTGCCTAAGTTGGCGTCGGTAGCAATTTCATATGCACCAACATTGGCGTTTAATGTTTGTAAGGCAGTTTGTGTAGCAAATGTTGCATTGGCATAGATTTGTGATCCACCAATATTGGCTTGTATGCCTGTGATAGTTGGATCTGTTGGCAAGTAAGCAGCCACATTGGCATTACCATATGCTTGTGGACTACTAGGACCAAATGTTAAATTGGCATAAGTTTCAAATGCACCAACATTGGCATCTAATACCTGTAGGGCTGTTTTAGTTGCAAATGTAACATTGGCATAAGTTTGTGATCCACCAATGTTGGCCTGGATAGCAGTGATGGTTGGATCTGTTGGCAAGTAAGCAGCCACATTGGCATTGCTGTAAGTAGTTCCAGCAGTAGCAGTGGCATAAGTTATTTCTTTGGTTGTGGTATTATAGTACAGACCAATTGACACATTGCCTGTGTCATTACGCACAGGATTGACAAAGAATGCATTGCTGACATTGCCATTAAATTGTTGTCCAGTGGCATTAAGTATAATACTATTTGATGCTACACCATACTGTTGAGCATCTGTACCTAATACGATACTGTTGGTGCCTATGGTAGCATATCTACCTGCATAGCTACCCATTACAATAGCATTGGCACCAATATTGGTATCACCTGCATATTGGCCAATGGCTATGCTATAGTTGCCCTGTACACCACCTGCTGTGTTTGTGCCAATAGCGATAGTAGTGGTACCTGCTCCTTTGCCAGAACTTTGACCAATGGCAATGGCGTAATCACCTGTGCCACCTGCTGAATCACCAATGGAAACAGCACCTGCAGCACTACCGGTTGCGGCCTTACCAATGATCACACCACTTGAGGTATAGTTCATTGTAGATAAAGTGACTTTACCTGTGGCATTGACATTGCTGGCACCAATATTACCAGTGTATGTAGGTAAGAAAACAGCCACATTGGCATTGCCGTAACTGCTAGTACCAAATGTTGCATTGGCATAGGTTTCAAATGCACCCAGGTTAGCATTGATTGTGTTAATCGCTGTGGCTTGTGTTGCCGCATTGGCATTGGCAAATGTCTGATATGCACCAATATTGGCCTGGATCGTTGTGATAGTTGGATCTGTTGGTAAGTAAGCACTTACATTGGCATTTGAATATGTACCAGGAATCTGTACACTATTAACAGCCAGGTTTCCGTTGATGATAGACAATGGAATGCCACCCAAGTACAATGCATTGTTACTTAGATATAAATCTTTCCACCAGGTGGTACTTGAACCTAAGCTGTATGTTGCATTGGCATTGGAAACAATATTGCCTGGAAATTGAGTCATCAATGCTACCACATTGGCATTGGCATAATTACTTGTACCAAATGTTAAATTGGCATAGGTTTCAAATGCACCTAGGTTTGCACTTAGAGTTTGTTGGCCAATGAATATGGACTGTATTGTTGGATCTGTATTGCTGGCTAGATATACTGCCACATTGGCATTGCTGTATGTTGATCCAACTGAAACTATGGCATTGGCCTGTACTTTCAAACCATTTGGAGTCAGGGCAAAGTTTACATTGCCATTGCTGAATAGGAGATTTAGTAAGGCCTGTGCATTGGTCGGTACAAATACATTGCCCTGTGCTGTGTAAAGGCCAGTGGTGTTGCCAGCACCGACATTGCCTACAATGATATTGGCATTACCTACATTGTATAACCCTGTGGTATTGTATACCGAAATATTAGCATTGCTGCTAAATCCATATAAACCTGGCATTGGTAATCCTTGTTATCGTGCCGCGTAACGGCGACTAATTCTTGGTTGGAAAATGGATGTTAGTCTTGTATGACCACCTGACCATTTGCCTTTGCTGTTTTGATCTTCTATTGTGTCCCAAGCCATTTGATATTTGGACAACCAACCTGTGGCATCATCAGCCATCTTGCGCTTGAGGTAATAGTTATGCAAGGTACCATACACATAGCCTTCTGGGAATGATTGTAGGACCACATTGTTCTCAAGTGGATCTCCATTGCTGTCTAAACTAAACAACAAGGGCCAGCTGGTATAGTAATACATGTTGATCACTTGTCCAGCGCCTAGACCTGGTAAGAATTGATACTGTTGTCCAACTTCACTAAACTTGCCACGATACACTTGTGGTATGTTGTAAGGTTGCATGTACAGATTTTCAATAAGTCCTTGTGTGATAACATCACGATCACCAATGCGATCATAAACGATCCAAGGACCAATATAATTAGATGTACCACCTGTGCTGTTAACGCCTGTTGGACCTTGATTGAAGAACAGGATAGGTCTATTCATGTTGGGTGGAATGTCAATATAACCATATTCATCAGCTACACCAAATGTTGTGTAGGGATTTGTTCTCAATGCTGGTAACTCAATGTTACGCATCATCATTTCTGCTAGGTAGATACACTGACGGATCTCGGCATCATTGCTAGATCCGGTAAATTGCTTGACATACTCTACTAGTGCTGTTGCATTTGCTATCTGGGTGCTCATTCTGTATGGCCCTTAAAGAATTTGTCTGACCCAACCTTGTTAGGATATGGGACATCAATAGGAATTGGCAACTTGCCACCTGGGTAGCAGATGAACGCTGGGTATTCCTGTTGTACTACTCGGTAAAACTGTGCTTTTAAAGTCTTGTCACGCTTGATTGTGTGCCAACTCATGCCACCAAAGTAATCTTCACCAATCTGTTTGGCTATGATCTCTGGTAGTTCCATCCATTTGTAGCCTAATTTGCCATCTGGCATGATAGGAGCCAGGTGATCCATGTAACCTTCTTCTGCTCTTTTACGATACTGTTGACATTGATCAGCAATATACTCCACATTGAACTGTTCGCGTCGGATGTAAAACTTGCCATCTTCGCGACCTGTGGTTGTTTTGATGTTGCGACTCTTGTTAAAGTCGGATCTAGTCCAGTCGCCCTTCATACTGTTGTATAATTTGTCGTTTCTTAACAGTCGATCCGCTATTCCATTGTCTGCTGTGACCAAACCACCCGAATCCTGTCGGTGTGCTCGTTCATCATGGTCTGGATCTGGGCCTTCTAGTATACTTTTATCTTGGTAGTTGTCAAATTCGCTCATAAAGTTATTTATCAGTAAAGAAAAAGCACTCCGAAGAGTGCTTTCCAGATTAACAAACTTCTAAGGTTTAGCTTAGAATGCTTGGTTATCAAATGCTGACAAGCGTTGTACAAATGCTGATGGACGCAGTGAACCACTTGCGCCATAGTTGTTATTTGCACCACCGCTTACGCCAACATAAGTGCCTGAAGCACTGATATCGCGTAGAACGGCTACACCTGCTGGATTGCGTACGATCAATGTACCTTCCATGATGAACTGATCTAGACTTGCGTCTGCATTACTGAACACTTCATTGTTAGGACCTAGATCACGCAACGAACCCCACTGTAGAACTTCTTCGTTTAGGAAGTAGATCTGATTACTTGCACCAACTTGATCCATGATCCAAGAATCAAAGATTTCGTAGGTGTAGTTGAAGTCGCCTTCATAAGTTGCGATTGTGTCGCCACGCTCACTATTCACACGATTGAGACCGCGTGATGTTGGGAATGTGTCAGACAGGTGTGTACGCAAACTTGTTGGGCAAACTACTGTACGGATTTTTGCATTGAAACGCTTTTCAGCTGTGGTAACTAACTGCTTGTAGATACTTGGGCTGAACTGTTGCAATTGAGCTGTGTACTCATAGAAGCTTGAGCCTAAACCTTCGCCGCTGTTGGCGATTGTTGTAGAACCAGCTGCTGCAGCAACACCACCAATAACAAATGCACTTGAACCACTAGAGATTGTTTGGAAACCAAGGGTGTCCGAACTTTCAAAGTTGTACAAGGTTGTGATGCGGTTACTTGCAACGCTTAGGTTACCTGTACCATCACCAGTGTTGAAACTGTGTGTGCCTGCGAAAGAGTTCAAAGAACCCATACGACGACCAGTTTGTGTTGAACCAGTGATTTGTGTGTTACCACTAATTGCTAAACCAGAATAAGCTGCGCCAGATTGGCCGCTGTACTTGGTACCTACTTGGTCATTACGAACCAACTGAGCTTCCACATCGAACATGAGTTCGATAAGTTGCTTGACTTCTTGATAGGCTTGTGGATCTCCACCAGACTGTTCAACGGCACGAGCTGTACCAGTTGCGCCAACTACTGTGGCGAAAATCTGTGTGTAGTTACCCAAGTTGGCACGCTGGTTTGATTCAGCTTGAGCTGAACTAACTGCAGCACCTTCTTGGTTTGCCTGGATTTCTGGAGCACGATACACATCGTTTGTCCATAAAGGTAATGTGCTAACCACTTTACGCTTTTTGGCCATACACATGTTCAATACAGGTGTATCATCTTTAACACGATTACTTACATCTAAGTCTAGATCTTTAACGACGATGTCGGTAGCATACGCTGTTGTGCCGTTGCCGATCTGCGAGGTTGTTACTGTTGCCATTATATTCTCCTAATTTTGGCTTTTTACCTTCTGCTTCGCAAAGCATTCATCTTTGCTACTAAGAGGTTATCTTGGGCTTTTTTATCGCCCGACCTGGCTTTCTCTTGAAGACTAGTCATTTCATCCTTGCCGGCTGTAATGGTACTTCCTGAGCGACGAGTTGTCAATGCGGCAATGCTGCTTCCAGCACTTTTTGCTTTGGGACGATCTCTAAACTTTAATCCATCTCTTAGCAGACTAATAATGTGTTCATCTGCGGAAATTAGATCCAAGTTATCGACTCCTGGCACTAACTGACCTTTTGCTCCTGCCCAACCCTTGGCAACCTTCTCACGAATCTCATTGTAAACATATTCATTACGCAGTTCTTTGTCCTGAAAGCTCTTACGGTTGTTGGTAAGAATTTCATTAACCTGTTGTTTGCGGATCTCATAGAATTGATCCACATTAGGCTTCAGTTGATTGATAACTTGTCCTTGTTGGGCAATATATCTTTCGTTCTGTTGCATACTAGCTTCGATACGAGCACGAGTGGCCGGATCTTGTGTGCTAGCCAACTGTTGTTGGAAAATAGTCTGGTACTGCTGTGTCTTTACAATCTCATCATAAGACTTTTGCAACTGTGGCTTGACAGTGAATTCCATTGCCAACAACAATCCTTCAGTTTCAGCCTGTTTCTTTGTGAGATATTCATCAAACTCACTGCGCTGAATCTTTAGTTGTCTAGCATCTTCACTTATTGCAGCACCCTGACCTAGGATAGCGGCAGCTTTCTTGGCATCTATTTCAATTTCTTTACCATTGCGCTTGAACTTGAACTTGGCGTTCGGATGTTCTGTGGCAAATTCAATAAAATCGATAACTTCTGCTTGGGACGAATCTGTAGCGCTTACCTCTTCAGGGGCATCTACCGCTTCACTTGCTGGTTCACTATCATCATCTTCTGGTACAGCAACTTCTGGCTCTAATACGCTATCGGAATTGTCATCTAAAACTTCAACTCCTTCTGGTGCCACGGGGACTTCTTTGCTTGCCGGCTCGGATGTACCCGCTTCAGTTGGTTTAGTAGCTTGGTTTTGGTTACGCAAAGTTTGTGACTTCATTGCGGCCATTTTTTCAGCTATTGAATCTAAGCCTTGACTGACATTTTCGACCGGGACCGCCTCTGGCTGGAGGTTAGGCGAGTCGTTTACTATTGTATCCATTGATACTCCTAATTGTTATGAGTTGGGCTCAGCAGGTTGATTCTGCTGTGTTACCACTCGGTCTTTCAAATATACTTGTCTACGCAACAAGGATATGAAGTTGTCAATACCACTGAGTTGATTGGCTATGGCCACTCTAGTGTTATTGTCTTCTGCTGTATGGCTTTTTACTTCAACTAGACCATCTGCTGACTCTAGTTGGAACTGCCTTACAAACAGAACAAAATCTCTATTCTTTAACAGGTTTTCTGCGGCGCTACCAATTGCTTTGACACGGTCCAATTGACCTGGTGTCATAGTTTTAATATTGTTAATATTAGCGGCCGCACGGTTATCCCATGCTTCCATTACATCATCGTTGATCATTTCAGTTCCAATTCAATATAAGTTTATTTATTGTCCGTAGCTCTTGGCCTTGCCTTCTTCTAATAATGCATAGCCTTCTAGTTGACTAGATGCTGTGTTACCAGCTACTTCTGCTTGAATCTGCTCAGCACGCACATCATCCAGGTGTGCTTTGCTCAGTTTGGCCTTGTCATCTGGGCTAGGTTCTTTGTTCTTGCTGGCTTCCTGTGCGGATTTGATCATTTCTAACACTTCTTCATCACTTGGCAAGTAAGCATCTGCATCTTTGACACCCAGCACATACAAGGTATCTTCATAGGTCTTTTTGACCTTCTTGAAGCTTTGTGGTGTTAAGGTACCGGCCTGTTGCATAACTGTGATATCACCATACAGACCCTGCTGGCATTGCTTGATGATCTGCAGGCGTTGTACACTATTCTCTTCACTACGCATGCCCAGGGCTAGATCAATACGGATTGTTTTACGATCATTGAAGTTCATGTCATCAAACGCTTGATAGTCTAAGAACACAGGCTTACCATCTGGGTGGTATAGTTGTGCCAGCTTTCTGACTCCATAATCATCACCATAAGCACACAAGGTGCGCCATACTAGCCAGATGGCATCTTTGAGGCCTTCAGCACAGTTCTTCACTGTGTTGTCTTGTATGATCTGATTTGGTGTCAGGGCCAGCTGTAGTTTGGCTCCTGAGTTTCCAGGGCTCATGACTTCAGGATTAAATGTGTCATTGGGCTGTGTCATACCAACCATGGCCATGGTGTCACTTTGTATACGGCCCATGGCCGCATCAATAAATCTAATGTCACCCATTGGAGGTGGCATTGGGTAAATGTCTTTGGCAGGATCAAATTTTGAGTCCAGGATAAAGATAGCAGCTTCGCCATCCTGTAACATTTCAAAATCCAAGCGATCTGGCTTGACACCAATACGCGGTGTGGCTGTCAACAAGCCCAACATGATCTCACTGCGGTGTCCTGCTGTGGCATACTCCTGCATGGGCACAACTGATTCAGCTATACTCATACCATAGAAGTTTTGTGCTAGAGGTTTTGGACACATGTTGGCCACAGGAATAAACTCTACTTCTCTAGCACTAATAATGTACTGTCCTGAATAGATCAATTCTACCAATTCTAGTTCGCCATCATTATCGATGTCGTAACGATTCCAAACTGTTAAAACGGTAACTTGCCTTGCTTCTGGTTCCTGCGCACTATAACCTTGTGCAGGCAAGCCATTGATCGGCACACTATCGCGGGCGTGTAACGCAAGATTGTTAAGAAGGCTACCAGCTTGATACGCACCAACATTCGAATATTCTGCATAAATCTTAAACTCCTCCAGGTCCATATCAGGATACAACTCATAGGCTTCTTGTATGCTCATTGGCTTGTAGAAGCCGCAGAACGGTTGTTCTTGCATGTCGATCACTGTGGGATCACACATCCAGTAGTGTTGTGCGATGGGACGGAACTTGACATTGATGGTGTAGCCAGTTAGTTTGTACTTGGCTTCATAGATGGTGTTGCGGGAGATGGCATCAGCGATGGCATCTTCGCCTGTTTCAATTTCAATGTTAGGTGTAGGATTATCTAACATGCTTTCAAAGTCACCTGCGGCGCCTGCACTTGCAGCACTCAAACGACTTTCTAATTCAGCTTGTTTCTGTTGTTCTGGTAACTGATCAACAAATTGTTTTGTTTCGGCTATGACCTGTTCCATGTCAACATCGATCTTGCGGCGGCTTTGGCGTAGTACACTTAGGCCACCTTCTTCGGCCTGCTGTTCAAATGCGCTGAGTTGATCTCTAGTACCTTGTGTGGTCACATAGCGTACAAACTGTTCTCTACAAGGAGCGATCAGCATTTCGCCATTCTTGTGTAGACAAGCATCCATGATCCAATGCTGTAGGATAAAGTGCGGATCATTGTTTTGGTTTATGATCTTGTGCACCATGTTGGTGGCCTGACGAGCTGCATCATCGTCCTCTTCATTGTCGGGCACAAACTCAAAATTGATCTCGCCATTCTGTGCTAGACCTTTGGAGATAACACTGGTGGCATAATCTACCACTGGTTTTACTACAGGGTGGATATAATCAATGCCGTTTACTGGTTCTGTGCTTTGTGTTACTGCTAGATTCAAATAGTGATAATCACTAGCACGATTGATATTGTTCTTGGTTGCAAGTAGGCGCAAGTTTGCGGCGCATTTAGCATCTAACAGGCTCTTCATTTTGACAAGGCGAGCCATTGCACCCTTGTGTCCATTTAGATTGCTGATCACAACATTTTTTAAGTCTAACATAGATTATTCCAATAGGTTATCAATTATTTAGCTTAGACCCGTCCGCCGGTTGGCGACCATGTCCGTTTCCAATCGGGCTTGTCATCTTCACGATTGACCTTGGCATACTGCTGGCGGGCATCACGGAATCGTTGTTTGGGACTGCGCCCATCCCAGGGTTCAGCTATGCCCTGTAGTGCGGCTATAAGCGCATAGCGGGCAGAGTCAATACAGTCGTCAGGATCGCTAAAGCGTCCTTGTGGGTCTACGAAATAGTTCTGTGCTTCACGCAGGAATTCCACACAGTTTTCATTTATATGCAAGGTACCTATCTCCAGCATCTGTCGCATCATGTTGATACCATAGGCCTTGTGATTGGTCCTGCGTCCAGAATCATCTGGGGGATTCATAATGGCATCTGGATGCACATTGAGTTCATAGCTTTCAAACAGTTCTCTTATTGACTGTGAACTCATGGTATAGCGACCCTGTGTGTTGGCATCTGCTGGCAGCACAATGGGTGTACCAAATACTTCAGGACGCATCAGGTGCTGTATGTAATTCATTGGATTGGCTTCTTCTGTGCCTTTCACAACGATCTGTGTGTGCAACCAGGCTTCACGCTCACGCGGTGACCAGTACAGCAGGCTGATCACAGTACGATCATTTACTAGGCCCAGGTCCAGGGCTATCACACGCTCAATGCCTGTGGTGTTACGAAAGTCAAAGTCACCTGTTTTATAAGTAGGCCATGAACGCAGTTGGAACACAGCACCTTTGCCCATGACTGGTACACCATTGCGGCGTGCATCTCGTTCATGTGGCAAGTAGTCACGCTCCAGCTGTAGTCTTGTGCTTTTGAGTAGGAATGGTTCGCCCCAGGGATCATATTCAGGAACATCATCCCAGCTCACTCGTATATGGTCATAGCCTTCTTCATGGTTCCAGAACTTTGATACTAATCCATTAAGACCTTTGAGTGGAGTAAACGAGCATAACACCTGTCCCTGTGTGGTAGCAGTTCTAGTAACGATCTCAGAGAAGAAATCATCTGGTGGTTGCTCATCAAATACTGCCAGGTTCAATTTGAAACCCTGCATCTGGCGCACTTCCTGTGTGTAGTTGGCAAACAACAGGTAGCTGTTGGTTCCACTTGTGTGTCGGATCTCTACACCAATACAGTTGGCACCATCCGACCGCATGGTATCAAATATGATGAGATCTCTGGGAATGGCACCGGTGCCTAGGCTTTCGCGGATCTTGACATCATTGGTGCCCAGCAGTTCATTCTGTAGAACCA